TTCGGGTCGGTCGCATATACTCTGAAGTGCAATTGAATGAGCTTCTCCGCACCGAAGTGCTACCAGAGAGGGAATCGATTTTCGACTGATGTCAGCTAGGAAAGAACATACAGTAATTAAACTGTAATACCGATAATGCATACATATTTGATTCAATCGAGCAAAAAATGACCCACATTCAAAACTAGTGATTTTCCGATAGAAAAACAAAATAATGAAACTACCTTCATTTGCTTAATTTTCATGCACATTCAATGCACACACCTCATTTCAATGCACACCTATGCACTATTTAGTTACGTAAGTCGTTGATTATCAGTACGGTTGCATTAAATTGCATAGCCCGTAGTGAGCCATAAATGCCCCTAGAAGCCGTCTTTGATTCGAGGCGACCTCTCCCCCTCGCGAATCATTCAAGGAGCATACAGCCAATTTCGCCATTTTTAGTTGCATTAAATTGCATAGCAAGTTGCATTAAAATTGCATAGCACCAACTCAGCCCCAGTCTCAACCCTAAATCCCCCCTTAATGAGACACATGTCTCAATAGTACTCACGTGAGGTGATATATAATAATGTGGGGTGAATAACCCATCTTCCCTTCAGAGGAAATAAAATAAGGTCATTACCTGTTAACCTTACAAGCTAAGGGTTTCCCCTAAGATGAGACTCAGTCGCAATAGAGCCAACCGCAACAGACGGGTGGGGGCGGTCGAAAGTCCGTAACTTTGCAGTTTCCCTGTTTCATATACCACCCCTTAAAAAAATACCTCACTCAAGGGGCTATTGGGCTCAGCCCATCTTAAGGCTGTCAGTCCAACCGTGGTCAATCTTAGGATTCCTTTTATTTCGCTACGCTAACTTATTAGTCCCTTATGGCTTGGCTATCTTAAGATGTACATATTGTACCACATGGGTTTCACTCGTCAAGTCCCATGGTATTATTTATTCCTTAATGAGACGGAGTCTCAATAATAATAATATAAGTATTGACTTAATGAGACTGAGTCACAACAGTACGAATCATGGAGGACAAGGAACAATTAATAAAGGAGATATCCGAGGCTATCAAACAGGTAGCTGAGAAGAAGGAGACCTTTCAGATGAAGAGCCTAAGTCGGTACAAGCCAGAGAAGGTAGCTGAGATTCTGTACTTGTTCAGCACAGGCAATAGCCAGACCCGCTTAGTAAAGAAGTACGGCTTTGACAGGGCTACGGTAATAAGTGTAGTAACTGATTACGCTGACCATCTGGGTAAGTTCAAGGACCTAAGCGGCAAGCTAGCAGCCAAGAACTACCTGAACCTGTCCAGCCTGGAGGAGGACCTAGTTGACAAGGTTCGGGACAGAATGGAGAATGACCCAGAGATGGAGGTCACATTCAGGGACTTAAAGGAGCTATCAATAGCAAAGGCTAATGCGGCTCGTGAAGCTCTTACGGCTCGTGGTGAGGCAACGAACATAACTGAGGAACGCAAGGTGTATACTCAAGATGATTACGAAAAAACAATCGAAGCCGCCAAAAAGAGAATCGCCGATGCGAAGAAGGTAGATGCCGAGATAATAGATGTAAAGGATTAAAATGTTTATGATAGACGAAGAACACGAAAACATATATGCGGACGTTCGAGCGATACTTGGCGAGCACTTCCCGAACTTCTGTTTCATAGTAATGGATGACTCAGGTGATTTTTATTATGACTACACCAATGCTCCCATCGGTAAGATGCTTATCAGTGAAATGAAGGAGGACATGGAAAGCGGTGGTCTAGATGATGACTGGGTCTGGGACTATGATGCGGAGGACGTATCAGACGATGACTCACTATACGAGGACTAATATGGGAAAAGGATGCTCACCACGACCAGGACACAATGCTGAGAAGCAGAGTAAGAACCACGATGAGATTGACTGGAGCAAGAAGCTCAGGGACAGAAAGATAATAGTCCGAGTCAATGGCAAGCGTGTAAAGGATTAATGATTGAATTTACTAAGCACCCAATCCTCAAGCCCCCTACGGACGAGGAGATAGTAGCACTAGGTGATATTGACCCAGGGCTACTAGCTGAGCTACACAAGGCTCACGAGGGACGTATAGAGGCTGCTGAGGAGGACCCACTTAAGTACGGCTTTGACCTGCCTGGCTGGAGCCGTATGCGGGACGCTCTGGATAAATACGATGAAGTTATTACCTTCGGGGGTAACCGTTCAGGTAAGACTACAGGATGTGCAAAGATGGTCATGGAAGCTGTAACCAGCAACAATGACGGTCACGTAGTATGCTTCAGTCAGAATGCGGACACATCAGTAAAGGTACAGCAAGCTGCAATCTGGGAGATGATGCCCAAGGAGTTCAGAAAGAAGACCAAGAGTATTGATGGTTATATTAACTTCTCAATGCAGAATGGTTTTACTGGTAGTAGCTTTATCTTCCCTGATACTCGGACACGTGTGGACTTCAAGACTTATACGCAGTTCAGTAATAACCAGACAATCCTGGAAGGTTTTGAATTCGGCTTTAAAAACCCTAGTAGTTTAAATATAGGGAGTTGGCTTGACGAATACCTCGGTGATGCGGCACTTGTAAATACGCTTAGATTTCGTTTGGCTACACGCAACTCCAAGATGATTCTGGGCTTCACGCCTATTGACGGGTACACTCCGTTCGTCTCGGAGTACCTCAAAGGTTCAGAGACACTGGAGACACGACACGCCAAGCTTCTAGGCAAGGAAGTCCCAGTTGTGCAGTACAGCCCTGAGAGGGACGCAGGAGTTGTGTACCTGCATTCCGATGAGAACCCCTTCGGTGGTTATGAACGTATAGCCAAGGACCTAAAGAACGAAAGCGATGACAAGATAATGGTACGTGCCTATGGGCTACCTACTAAATCAATGACATCATTGCTCCCGAACTTCTCACCTGAGATAAATGTTGTAAGTGATAAGCCAAATAAGCACGGTATCTTATTCCCTGATAAGGATAGTATGACTTGGTATCAGGTAGTTGACCCCGCATTCGCACGTAATTATGTAGCATTGTGGGCTGGTGTCACGGAGAATGATGAGGTATATATTAGAAAAGAGTTCCCTGATAGGGCTACTTATGGGGAATGGGCTTTATTCGGTGACCCCAAATGGAGATACGGACCAGCAGCTAAGAAACTAGGACTGGATGTTGAGGCTTACTGCGAACTCTTCAAGGATATTGAGGAGGACCTAGGTATTGATGTAATGGAACGAATCGGGGATTCACGTTTCTTTGCCAAGGAGAATGAGAACAATGTTGATTTGTTCACTAGATTTTATGACTACGGTATGAACTTTGTTCCGTCCGATGGTCAGCAAGAACAGATTGGTTGTACTGCTCTGGATGAGTGGTTCAATTACAATCCTAACTATGATATTGATGAAGCCAATCGCCCTCGCTGCTACGTCCACAAGGACTGCGAGAACCTGATTGATAGCATCATTAACTATAACTCAGCGGGGAAATCCGATGAGGCACTCAAGGACTTCTTTGATATACTGCGTTACCTGCGTATGTCCAATGGAGGAATGGGTCCTGATTACTTCGCATCAAACGAGATGGGTGTTACTACTCGCTCAAAAGGAGGATACTAATGCCTAAGAAAAAACTATCAATAATAGCAAAAGAACAGGAAGTTACCTTTGAAGAAGCAATGACTATTGCAACTGAAAAGCTACCGAAGGGTAGCACAACAGGTAAGGGGAAGAATACTTGGGTAACCGAAGAAGGAACCAAGATACTTGAGGATTCATTTATGATTACTGAAATCATTCCTAAGCACTACAAAGGTAGAGTACTGAATGAATGCCCGAACCCAAAGTACGTAAGCGTTGTTCACCAAGAAACAAAGAAACGTATTAATGTATTAGTTCCTCGCAAGTGGCAGGGAAAACTAAACAAAAAAGAAATTACTTATGAAGCCATCGAGGACATCAATGGAGCAAGTTACAGATATGTCGGAAAGCGATAAGCTCACACTGGACCGTAACTGGTGCAAGGAACAGACTAATAGATTCGCAGCATGGGAGATACTTAGACGTACTGTAATGCATGAGACTACATTACCCATGACAAATGGTGAGCTATGTGATATAATCGGCGTATCATCGAGTTATCCTATCCGATTACTCAAATCAATACAAAAACGACTAGATACTGACAATGCTGAATGATTCAATTTCTGAGTCCTTGACTTACCTTCAGGACGAACCCGACATCAAGACTCTCCGTTATGCTTATGACTCAACGGTCACTGAGCTTGATTCTTATTTTGACTTATGCCGAACATCCTATGATGACCGCCGTAACTGGTGGGCTGGCAAAAGCCGTGACCACCGCAAGCACGGTGCTGACGCATTCCCTTGGGATGGAGCAAGCGACATGGAGTGCCATGTTATTGATGAACGCATTACTAGACTAGTATCATTGTTCATGGCATCGCTTAAGCGAGCCAACGTCAAGGCATTCCCAGTTGAGGCAAGTGACGTAGCACGTAGTCGTATTGTATCAGGATTCCTTAAGTGGATGGTAACATCAGGCTATATTCCTCGTTTTTACCGTGAGATGGAACTAGCAGCTAACTATATGCTGGAGCGTGGTATTATTATTACTTACGTTGGATGGCAACGTGAGGACCGCCGATTCCTACAGGAACTGGATTTAAATCAGATTGCACAGATAAGCCCAGAGATATTTGATGCTATTAATTCTGAGCTGGCTGATGAAGAGCTAGTACTTTTACTTCAAAATACCTTTGAAGGTGTTACTGAAAAGAGAGCAAAGAAAGCACTCAAGGATTTACGGAAGGGAGCATTCGCTGAACTACCAGTTGTACGCCGTCAGGTCAACGCACCCGATGTCAAGACACTAGCACCTGATGGTGACTTCTTCTTCCCCCCTTATGTTACCGACCCTCAGAGAGCACCTTACTGCTTTTGGCGAACGTACTATACACCGCAAGAACTAGAGAACAAAGTCGTCACCGATGGATGGGACGAGGACTTCGTTAATTACGTAATTGAAAAATTCCGTGGAGTTAATATTGATGGTATAGAACGAGAGCAGGAGGGTCGCCGTAGCATAAGCCTTACTGACAGTGCTTACGAAGCTGAGGAGCTAATTGAAATCTGTTATGGATACCAACGTCTTATTGACCAAGAGGATGGTGCTGAAGGTATTTACTGCACAGTATTCCACAGGGACTTCGATGGTAACGAACTAGCACCTGGCTACGCCAAGTTTGAATTACTAAACGGATACGAGGATTATCCTGTTGTTGTAACTAAGTTATCAGAGGATAGCAAGCGTCTTTACGACACCATGACTATTCCCTCAGTACTTCGTGGTATTCAGAATCAAGTAAAGGTTGAGCGTGATTCACGTGTTGACCGCAACAGCCTAGCTACTTTACCCCCGATTCTTCATCCAGTTGGTCAAGCACCAACGGACTGGGGTCCAGGTCGTATGATTCCGTATCGCCGTAAGGGTGACTTGGACTTTGCTCCTGCACCTCCTGCACCTAGTGGTTCAGTAGAAATGGAGAAAACATTACTGGAATTAGCTGACCGCCTTGTTGGTCTTGATGAATCCTCACAGATTAGCCAGACACGCAAGCAGTTCCTTGTTGATAAGTTCCTTAGTCATACTGCTGAGGTTATTCGCATGGCATTCAAATGCTTCCAGCGTTTCGGACCTGATGAAGTATTCTTCCGTGTAACTGGAATCCCTGACCCGCAAGTACTAAACAAGGGGAACCCAGATGAGAACTTCGATATTATGATTAACTTCGATGTTCAGAACAGCGACCCAGATACTGTTGAAAAGAAACTACAACAGTTCGTACAACTTAACCAACTCAATGCAAATGGTAGACTTAATGTTGACGCTCTTCTGGACGTTGCCGCTGCGTCTATTGACCCTGTTATGGCTGATGCAATTCTCCAGCCTGTTGAGGATGCACAGCAACAGATTGTTAAGGATGTGACTGATGACCTAGCTAAAATCTTTGCTGGTATTGAAATGCCAGCTCGTCCTTCAGGAGCACAGATTGCAATGCAAGTTATTCAGGAGTACTTACAGCAACCCGATGTTAGTGCTCGTGCACAGCAGGACCAAGCATTCGCTGCACGTATTGAGAAGTACATGGGGCAGTACACATTCCAGATGCAACAAGCACAGAACGCTCAGATTGGTAGAGTAGGTACAGCACCCGCATCTATGGGTAATGTACAAACCCAAGGACTATAATGAACATCCAAGACGATATAGAAAAGCTACATGACTACGAGTCATTCGCTCGCTTCATCAAAATGATTCACGAACTACGTGAGGAGACCATACAGGAATTGCATGAGTCCCCTACTGAACAGATACAACAAGTATCAGGACGTATCATTACGTATGACCAAATCATACAGATGGCTGGTTTCGATAAGTTAAAAAAGGTTTACTCCGATTATATGTAACACCCTATGTTATAATCCGCTTATCGGCATCGCTCGCCGTTAATGAGTGGATAAATTATGACAGACGAAATTGAAACTGGAGACGCTGAACCAGTAGAAAACACAGCGGAAAATACTAATATATCCGTCACGGATTTCGCAATGCGGAGACTCGGTGAGATGAAACCAGAAGCTGAAGAGCGTCAGGAAGAATCCCAGGGAGATGAAGCAGAGCCAGAGACTGAGGTAGAAGAAACCGATGAGGTTACTGAAACTGAGGAAACTGAATCCGAAGATGTTCTTTCACAGTTGGACCTGGACGAAATGTCCGAGGAGGATTTGCGTGAACTATCTGATAAGCTAGGTAGCCGTGCAGTAGCTCGATTCGGTGAATTGACTGCTAAACGTAAAGCTGCCGAAGCACAAATCAAACAGTTAGAAGCAAAGCTACAAGAGGGTGATAATCCGCTTAAAGCAAAGAAACCAGTCGAAAACAATCCTTTTAGTAATCTCAATAGTATTGACGAATTACAAACAAAGGCTGAGGAGATTGATGGAATTGTTGAATGGGCTGAGAATCTTCTTTTTGAAAGTGATGATTACGCAGCTGATGATGTTGTTACGGAAGTAGAAGGAAACGATTGGACTAAGTCCGATGTGAGGAAGGCGTTAATTAACGCTCGTAAATCACAGAAGACATTTTTACCTGACCAATTAAATCGAGTAAAGGCACAAGAAGAGGGAGCTAAATTAACTGAGGCTTTTTCTAAACGTGCTAAGAAAGAACTTAATTGGATGGGTGACGAGGACAGCAGTATCCGAAAACAATACGAATCAACTATAGGTGATGAACGAATGAAGAAGATTAAAGACATCTTCAAACGTGAAGCACCTGATGTAGCTGCTCAACTTGATTACTGGTTCGCTCATGCTACTAACAGTATCTACGGTCGTAAGGCTGTAGCTAGTGGTAAGACACCCGCACTTAATCCTCCACGTACAGGAACTCCATCCGCTGCACAATCCGAACAGAGCCAAGGCAGAAATGCTAAAGCACTAAAGGAACTGGAAGCTCGTTTTAAAAAGACTGGTAGTGCAAACGATTTCGCCGCCCTTAGAAAACTTAAAATGGCTAACCGCCGCTAAACAATAACTCATTAATAATAACTTATAATGTCATTCTCAAATACATTCGACACCACCAATACTGGTTCTGGTGTTTCCAATCGGGAAGACTTGACTGATGTCTTGACTATCCTTGCTCCTGAAGAGACTCCTATTCTCTCTTCGGCTAACAAACAACGTGCTACTGCTACTAACGTAGAGTGGACTGTTGATTCTCTAAGTGCTCCAAGTACTGCTGGTATCTCTGAAGGTGCTGACGTAACTGCATTCACTGACCAATTCGCTGGTCGTGCTCGCCTTGGTAATCGTGTTCAAAAATTCCGCCGTGACTACATGGTATCCGACCTCCAAGAGGCTGTTGATTCCGTTGGTCCTGCTAAGATTGCTCAAGCAGAAGCTAAGGCTATCCGTGAACTAAAACGTGACATCGAAGCTACACTTGCTGGTGCACAAGACAGTGCTATTGAAGATGGTGCTGGTACAGCTAATGCCCTTCGTGGTCTTGGAAAATGGCTTGAGTCCACTGCCAACACTGGTGGTGCTGGTGCTCCTGCTGATGTTCCTGCTGGCTTCCGCACACCTGCTGGAAGTATTGCTGACGTAACTGATGATGTGTTTGCTGAATCAGAGCTTAACGCTCTTATTACATCCATCTTCACCGTTACTGGTTCTACTGACAACCTAATGCTTATTGCTGATACTGCTCTTCGTAGCGACATCAGTGACTTCGCACGTGTTTCTGGAGTTGCTAACGAAAACATTCGTTCAGTTAACTATGACGGCAACAGCGGTTCAATCAAACTTAGCGTTGACCTATATCAAAGCGACCACGGTATCGTTTCTATTGTAAACGGAAATCCTGACTGTATGCCAACACAAGCTGGTCAAGCAGGAATGTCTGGTTACTTAGTAAACCCAGAATACTACGGTGTTCACGAGCTTATCCCAATGGGAAGCACTCGCCTTCCAAATCTTGGTGGCGGTGAGCGTGGATTCGTTGACTGTGCATTGACACTCGGTGTATACAACCCTGGTGCTCACGGCAAGATTGTCGCAACTGCTTAACACCTAACAAAGGAAATATAATAATATGGCACGTTTAACCGTAAATGAAGCTGGAACATCTGGCTACACTCACGTCATCTCACTATCATTTGATGACTTAGCAAAAATCAAACTAGGTACTAATCCATTCAATGGAGAAACACTAGGCACAGCTGGACAACTTCCAATTGCAACCATCCCTGCTGGTGGTGCTGTTGAGTTGGCTGGCGTTTTTGAATCAACTGCACTTGCTGGTGCTACTGACATTACTCTTGATGTTGGCACAACTGCTGGTGACCCAGATGAGTTCATTGATGCACTTGATGTAGATGCACTGTCTGCTCCTCACTTCAATGGTGGTGAGTCATTCACAGGCAATCAATCACAGGCTGTTGGATACCAAGCTGAAACTTCAGTTCTTGCTGAAATCAATGGTACAACTGCTAGCTTGACTGCTGGTAACATTGTTATCGCATTACGCATAATTGACTTAGGTTCATTTGTTTAATTAAATTCTGGTTGGGGGGTCTTCGGACCCCCTGCCTTTTTTTATCTATGGATATAATTGTTCCCAATATTAAACGCTACTCCGATGGCGAGATTGACCGTGCATTCATGCAGGAAATCAAAAACGGATTCAAGATGGAGCGGAAGAGTGAGCAATCACGTGTTGACCAAGCCGCTAAAGAAGCTACCGAACTAAAGGGGACTACTCACCCTACGCTCGGTAAACCAGTCGCAACTATTCCGCCACGTGAATACTTCCGACTTGTACAGAAGTACGGTCAAGAGACTGTGCATTCTAAAGAATTTTTAAAGTACTACCAAAGAAAGTTTCCACAACTCAGCCCTAACAAAATCTAATGCAGAACAGAAAGTACAAGGATTTATTTTCACTTATAACTTCTCTTATCGGTCACGGTGGAGAATTGCCTGCTAGTGGTAATGAAGATGAAATCATTCGTAACTTTATTAATCGAAGGTTTCAACAAATCTTTGACGAGAGTCCAGTCTGGGAGCGTTATTTAGTTACTTCAGAGCAGCGTGATATTCTTGCGTTGACACTATCAGGTGCAACTGCAAGCACATCAACTTCTGTAAATCAAAACTACAAGTTGCTTGGCTCTAATACCACTGGTGGAAGTAATGTTTACCAGGGTGTTACAACAGCTACAGTTATTATTTACAATACTGGTTCAGCTTGGAGAGTTGATACTTCTGCTTCTGCAGCAAAACAAGCCAGTGGAACTTATACTGTATCAGCAGGAACAGCACAATTTACAGAGGCTGATGCTGATAAGAAAAGCAATGTAGTTGATGTTGAAACATGGACACCAAGAGCTGGTAGCGATGTGTTGCAAGTTACTCCACGTTCGTTAATACCTTATGCTCAGACAGGGAAAACAACAATAGGTGGATTCAATCGTATTCATCGTAAGCAAGCATTCTTGAATCACTCAGCTATTGAGTACGATTTTTATGTTGATGCAGAGGGTGCAAACATTCTCAACGTCACAAACAGTAACGACAACTCAGCATTCATAACTTACAAGAAGGAGTTCACTCCATTCACGGTTACATCTGACTACTACAATTCTGAAGTAGATGTCCCTGCTGAGTTCTTTAACTTTATTGCTCATGCAGTATACGCTGACTTCCTGCGTGTACAGAACAGACAGCAAGAGGCTATTGCCGAGGAAGGCGTAGCACAAACATATTTAGCGTTAGAACTGGAGAAAATAGACATCCGTGCTAACAACAACACTGTAAACAAACGATTCTCAACTTACGTAAATCGGCAGTCCCGATAGACGATAACCCTGTGATATAATACCCAACATGGCAAGTTCACGAAATAACACACTCGAATTCTCATCAGCTGGCTCACAAATACTGGCTACTGGAAACTTAACAAGCAATCTAACAAGCGTTGGAGCAATCCAAGTTCTTACCGATACAGTTCTGCATAGCGACACAGCAGCAGGTAATGTTGCAAACTTATCATTGCTTGCATCAATTCCTGTTACAATTCCTGCTGGCACTGTTCTTTATGGTCAGTTCACAGCAGTACGGATTGTTAGCGGTTCAGTAGCTTGTCACGTAGTCTAAGATGTTCTTATCACTTAAGAACGCCCTAGGTAAGCCACTTCACGGTGCTGCCGCTGCTCCTTCGTACGATGCTAATGCTCAAGCGTATTTTACTGCTGTTGAAGCAGCAGGGGGTTCTTTTGATTTGTCATCTCTTGACTCAAGCTATACTGAGGCGTATACAAAAGAAAAACATAACGATTTGTTTGTTAGCCTAAGTTCTCATTGGTCTAAGATTGGTCAGTTTGTTATAAACTGTGCAAAGACTGGGGCAGGCATTAGCATTCCTGCAAAGGGAGCTGCAATGACTACTGCTAACTTTACTAGTGGCAATTACACAGCAGCCAAAACTGGAAGTACAGCAATAGGTTTAAGTGTTAATAGCAGCATTTCACAAACCATAGATGCTGCAGACGCAAGTGATGTTATAAGTTATGGCAAAAGAGAGGATTACACTCTTATCTCAGTATGTACATCAGCAGGATATTCTGACCCAAACTATGGTTTTTACTATGCTCAATCATCACCAAGCACTTCATTAATAAGCACAGAAGTTTATTATGATAAATTGCTATACCATATAGGTCAAAATGCTTCAACTAGTATTGTTTATAATAGTTATAGTAACGATGGATTCTTAGAATTTAACAAAGAATTTGGTCAAGCTAGAATAAAACGAAATGGAACAACATTAGCAACTAGTGGTTATTTTAGCACAAATTACTACGCAAGTGCTGACTGGAAATTAAACTGGTCAACAAATTCGTACTCTGCAAAATTTCCATTGCATATGTCTTTCTTGGATGGAACTGTTCCATCAGATATTAAAACAGCAGTTAGAACATTTTTAGCTGCATTTGGAGATACAACAATTCCTGCATAACATGAACGAATCAGAAATATCTTTATTAACTAGTTGTATAAACGCTGACCCTTTTACTGAAGAGCAGGCTGAGTTTTTACAAAAGTGGTGGATGGTAACAACACAGGATGATGTTTCTACTTTTAACAACACACTTTTGCACAATTTTAAAATTGCACCTAGAGAAACAATTGATGGGCGTATTGTAATACCAGTAGCATTGCTTACTGATTTAGAACTATATGACTCAATTATTGATGACTTGCAGGAACTAGATAAGGTTGAGTTAAACCCACAAGACTTTTCAGATTGGGTAGAACCTACTGAGTCTGTAGATAATACATCGCTAGAACTTACTGATGAACTTAGGGCAGAACTAGAGGAGGCAGGAGTAATCTTTGAATAATAATGGACGATATAATTTACAGGTCACTAATCGGAATGTTTGGCTTCTTTGCTACTATTGAGCTTGCACCTGTAAATGAGGTACTTGGTTTTGCTGTTGGTCTAGCTACGTTCGTGTACATGACATCCTCAGCAATAAAGGTAATACGAGAACTACTGAAGAAATGACACCAGAACTATTAGCAATGCTAGGTGGAGGCGTATCAGGTTTCGTTATGAAACTGGTAGCTTCACAGGCTCAGAGCCAGACTCGACTGTTCGAGCAGATGCTCAAGAAGCAAGAGATTGCAGATAGTTCCGCTGACAAGGCTTCGGGGCGTGGAGGAGTATGGATGCGTAGGCTTATTACAGTAAGCGTCCTGATGGCTACTATAGCCCTCCCTGCGGTCTTTGCATTTACTGACATAGGTGTTACCCTTCAAGAAGAATCAAAAGGCTTTCTAGGGCTATTTAAAGGCTCTAAGTTTGTACATACGCAGGGTTATCTTATACTGCCTGAGGTCAGACAAACCGCTCTCGCCATTGTAGGTTTCTACTTTGGTTCATCTCAAGTTAAATAAAGGAATAATATGCCACAAGGAAAAGGTACATACGGAACTAAACGAGGTCGTCCACCAATGAAGAAAAAAGGTAAAGGCAAGAAAGGTAAATGCTAATGCCTAATTTATCTGACAAAACAATGGAACTTCTTAAAGAAGCTATGATGCGATTCAGTGACAACAGGGCTAAACGTATGCCTGTTGCTCCAGCACCTAAGCCCTCGATGAAAAAATCGAAAGGCAAGTAATGCCAGCAAAGAGAGCAAAGAGCGGAGGCAAGATATGCCCCGAAGGTAAGGCGTGGGCAAGGAGAACCTTTGACACGTATCCTTCTGCGTACGCAAACCTAGCTGCATCTAAGTACTGCAAGGACCCCAACTACGCCAAGAAATCAAAGGGCGGTAAAAGAAAGGGACGATAATGGCTCAACTAAAACAATGGCTAAAAGAAAACTGGGTAAGGATTGGAACTGATGGTGAAATCAAAGGACCTTGCGGAACGTCTAAGGATAAGAAAAACCCTGACCGTTGCTTGCCTAAAAGAAAGGCTCTCAGCTTGTCGAAAAGCGAAAGAGCAGCAACTGCTAGAAAAAAGAAATCAGCAGGAGCAAGAGGCAAAACAGTAGTATCGAACACACCTAGAGCAAAAGTAAGAACTAAAAAGTAATGGCTGACAAATCAAAAATGAAATGCAACGTGCCACGCCGTGAAGTACAGGGTGGTAAAAAGTTCGTTGTTAAGGCTTGCCAAGGAGGTACTGAAAAACTAGTACGTTTTGGTGATGCTAACATGAGCATAAAGAAGGACCGTCCAGCACGGAAGAAAAGCTACTGTGCACGAAGCGGTGGCATCAAAGGTAAGAACAATAAACTATCAGCGAACTACTGGAGTCGCAAAGCTTGGGACTGTTAATTATGGGATTCGGACAAAGAGCAGGTAACTTCAATGAACTCGGTAGGGTTAACTCAATCAGACCAAGTTCAGGTACTCCAATGACTCAGGTTGAGTCCTACGAGATAACTAGTTCTGGTCAGCCAGCTAGTGTTATCCATGCAAGGGACCCAATCTTTCAACCAGGAACTGAGACCGTTCTTGATGCTAATGCTACATTCTTTGAACCAGTAGAAAGCTATGATGCCAAAGGTGTACCTCAGTATTCTCAGTTCGTTGTTAATGCAGATGTTGGTGCATCGTTACCGGTAAGTCAGTACTATGAACTATTCCCTGTTACCAGACCTGGAACCATGTCCGTGCGTAGAAGTTGGGCATCTGGTACAAATAGCGGTGTTGCTACAATAACGCCTAAAGCAGTTAGGCAGCCTCAAACATACAGGCGTGAGGGGTTAGTAGAGATAAGTCTAGTGACATCAAATGACGCTGACCCAGAGGTGGCTTACTCCGATGATGGAGTCAGCTGGTGTTCGATAGCATTTGATAATTTCTTTTTTAATTCAACGGCAGAAACAGCTACGGTTAGCTCTTCGCATAAAACTTTTAATAAGTACCTAGTTGGTGCTGGTGCTACTACTTCGGCTGTTGCATCAGGAACAGGTGGTTATTCATCCATTGCTAATTCCTTTGCGTCAGGTGCTACTGCCTATAATACAAATGGAGTCTATCGTTCCAAGGTTGTTCCATTCCTACGTAAGAATAACGGAACTCAGTACTACTTAAAGACTAATGTAACTTTTGCTGGTGCTTCTGTAAATGCTAGTGCTACCGAGAACGGAACAATATCTGGCTCGTTTGGAGGAGTAACATTCCCAGAAGGATATTCTGAATTTACTATCGGTGATGACCCAGTGTACAAATCAGTACCTGATTCAGGTCACTACATCGTAAGCGTAAAGGTTGATGGTGTAGCCGAAACCATTTCTGATTCAGACAGAGCTGACACAACAGATGGTTTTTCTAAAACCTTTAATGACATATCAGGTAACAAGTCAATCGATGCTGTATTTGGATACAGGATTGTTGCATCAGCAACAGGGGGCACAGGCACAATAACTCCGTCAGGCAATCAATACTTTGCAGAAGATACTGAAGTGACCTTTACCTTTAATCAAACACCTGACTCAATAACACTTGGGGGCGTAGCTCAAACAGTATCAGGAACAACCTTTACTTTTGTTGTTACAGCTAACGCTGACTTAGTTGCTACATTTAGTTAATGGACCCTACTACACAGTACAATGCGGCTACAAACATAGCCAAGGATACTCAGCCAGCAACAGCTGATTTATTCTTTGATGCTGCTCAAGTGGACACAACTCCATTAGAAACTGGTTCAGAAGATTTATTTCAGGTTGCAACCGCAAATAATCCTGGTGGTGGCGGTGGTGGTCTTCCGTTTCGTCAGCTTGGGGGAGCTATATCAGTAGCAAGCAGTACTGGCAATCCAACTACTGATGAGTTCATTACTGCACTTGAGTCAGTTTATACTACTGCATCTTTAATCCCAGCTAAAAGTGATTTAGTTTCATTGAGGATAAATGGTGGCACACGATTAGTAGCTAGGTTCCTAATCATGGATGATGATAGTGCAGCAACAAACGCTACTATTTCTTTTACGGTCAGTGGTACTGCATACGTTGGTCTTAATTTAAACTTTTCAAGCCCAGAGTCATTAGTTGATGGCATTGAAGATTTTGCCGCAGGACCCAATGGAGGTCAAAACCCAGACGGAAGAGATGTTCTGCCAGTAATACTTACTACTATTCCTTTTGCTATATCGGTCGAGGATATATATGATACTAATGCAGGTGGATTCTTAATTCCTCCTACTGGTAACACGGCAGAAATAAGCGTAAACGCAGGGACTTATACTTTTTCGAATGGTATAACTTCATCGCAAGCAACAGGAGTCGCACAAGATAAAAGTTTCACTACAGGTGACGGTGTCGCTTTTTATGACATTGTTTTAACTGTAACAGCTACTCTTAGTGGGACACAAAAAACAGTACAAAGTGCAACTGCTGCATTAAGTATTAACGCAAGGGCAAGTGGTTCATCTATTGTTACTGGAACAACAACGTATAATTTAGCAAGAACTCAGGCTGTTAAAACATTTGTAGTTGGGACTGTTGAGTTAGCTCGCAGGGGGAATAGGCGTTTTGCGAGGATTACTCAAAATTTAGTAGGCAATTTGGATTCATCAAGTGGTAACGATACTGGTAGTGGTCCATCAGGAGTTGATACAAAAGCTGGGTTCAGGCAAGTAACTATAGTCATTGACGGAGTAGCTTACAATACAATGATATTAACATCATCATTAATTCAGGTAACGTAATGCCAACCGCTACAAGTTTTACAGCATTCGCCAAGGGAAACGGTCTAGGGTTTGTTCCTTTCAAAAGGGATGTATCAGGTTATGACAAATGGCAAACATTAGGTGGTTTCAAGGATACTGACGGAGGTTCCCCTAGTGATGCACAGATACAAACATCACTTAGTAATGCAGTAAATATATACTGGAACTTACAGGGAGTTACTATATTTTGTGACGCTTCGGACGATGACAGCTTTCCTACTACTTCAGCTTCCGCTGGCTCTCCTGGAGGGACTGACACGTTCCCTATCAGTAATGCGGGTCTCCCTAACACTAGAGTATTAGGGACAGGCGGTGACCCTTTATTAGTTTATGATAACGAGTTATATGCACTTGATACAGATACTGATATAGCTCCCCAAGCTTCTAGTTCAATATGTACCGCTAAAATAAACACAAACATAATAAGAATGTACGATGGAGCCACGAGCAGCGAAAGTAACTTCGTAGGTTACGGAATTGGTTCAGCTATTGGAGGTGCTGCTGCAAGCGGAGAATCTTCTGCTGATAGCCCAAACATAGGTATTAGTGCGGATGTCTTTATAGGTTCATTTCTAAATGGGACTCCGAGTGATACAACTACTAGAAAGACTCAGCTTGAGTACGTCACAATAACTCAAACAAGTCCACCTATATCAATACCTATTGTTTGCCTTGCTGATGCACAAGCATCCCATGCTGCTACATTTGATGTAAGGGCTACTGATTTTTATGCTGAAGTTGACTTAAACAACAAGAATGCTCGAAGCGAAATAGCAGATGTAAGACGTTATTCTTACTAACTTTAAACCCCTTATGATATAATACACGACATGGCTACACCACAAGAGATAGAACAACAGAGACTTTTAAACCAGCAACTTATGGGTAATGCACAACAGGCTACACCTGGAACCATTAGTACTGGCATGGAGGGCATGAATGTTTCTCCGTATATGTTTGGTAATCAAGCAGCATCTGCACCTCAAGCAGCATCTGCACCAGCCAATAATACATTTAACTTCGGAGATAATTCCCCGACAGGACAAGGAGGTATTATTGATGTAACTAGCCCATCACGAGGAGTCCAAGTCGTTCCTGATACTGCACCCGAAATGTATAATGCAGATAGAACATTCAATAGCGAAAGTAAACAGTTGTCAGGAATGCAGGTCAATCCATTTGGCGGGGGTTCAATTGTTAGACCCAACGAAAATGTAACAGCCCTTGAAGAATTGAGGTCAGTTTTACCTATGGGTGCACTTGGTGCACTTTCTTTTACTGAAAAAAAACGAGTTGAAGGACTTCAAGCTGCTAATACCAATCCACTTGGTCTTCCTAACTCGCAAACTGCTTCTGCCGCTCAAGCAATGAAGGAACAGCTGGGCATACCAGCCCCTTCTGATATGTTCCCTAATGTGCCTGTTGGTACTGGTACTGTTCTTGAGGGTCCAGAACCTATGCCAGCTCTTCAAGAAATACGAGGGATTGACCCTAACGCTCCTGTGCAATCAGCACCCGAAGGCATGGTGCGTACAATTGACCCCAACACAGGGCAACCAATATTTGCTGACAAGGCAACAGCTGCTCAGTTCGCTGACACAATCAATGCTCGCAGGCAAGCTGACTTTAATGCACAGCAATCAGCTATTCAAAAATTAGCTGGTAGTGATGTCGGCTTCCAGCGTATGGATAGCAGTCCATCGGGTGAATATGCTGCTGCGTCCGCTGCTAGACAGGCTCGTGCTATGCAGGAGTCAACCTTCATGGAACCAGTATCAGATAATCAACGCAGTGGTGGTGGACTATCTCAGTCCCAGATGCGTAGATACATGAAGGGTAAGAACCCAAATGCTAGTGACCGAGAGAAGGCTTATTCAGCAACGCTTGACCTTCAGATGGCTGAGGACAAACGTAGAAGGGCAGCTGCAACTAATCAAGCCTTACTCCAACAGAAGCAAGCTCTTGATATAGATAAAATGGTTGTTCAAGAAGAACTTGATAAACCCAGCGGAGTTGAACTTGAAACAAAGATAGCTAATCTTGAAAAAATAAAACAAGAAGTAATAGCTAATAAATCTCCTAATCAAAAAAATATACAGACGGCAATGACAGCCTTGGGTATTGCTAACGCAAATGATATAATATTTAATCTTGATGGCTCAGTTGAGATTGAGGACATAGGTGCTAATACAATTTATAAGATTGGCTCCCCTCAGTATAAAATGATAATGCAGGCATTTGGTATGCCTCAGGAATCAACAATAACAGGAGTATCGGGAAAACGTACTTCTGACGGATACTCAATGTAATAACAGTTTAAAATATGCCCACTACTGAAGTAACTTCACCTAGCGGAAATATTATCTACGTTGACCACCTTGAAGGTGCAACGGATGATGATATATTCAATGCAGCAAGAAACTTTGACAGGACTACGGATGACCGTGGTACCTTATTAGGTAACGCAGCTAAGACATTCTTGTCAGGCGGAATAGAAGCAGCTATTAACGTAGGTGCTGGTGGTGCTCAAATCACCGCAATGGGTATTGATATTCTTGATGGCGAGATGGACGGTATTAACCCGAACATGGGTGAATCAGTCCAGATAATGAGTGATGTTGCTCAACGCTGGCGTGACATTTCAACAGGTGTTGATGAACGAATGGGTATTGACCCTCAGTTCGCAGAAAGTTTTGGAGGTCAGGTACTTAGTGGATTAGGTCAGATGCCAGTGAATATTGCCGCATCCATTGCTGGTGGTGTTGCAGGTGCTGCTATAGGTACTGCTGTAGGTGGACCCGCTGGTGCTGTTGCTGGTGCAACAATAGGTGGATTAACTGGCGGTGGTCTTGTTATTGCTCCGCAGATGACAACTGAGGCTATTTTAGATGCTGAACGTACACTAAATAAAAAGTACAGTGAGTTCTCAAATGAAGAAATGGATGATGCTGCGTTGTCAGCACTTGGCTATACTGTACTTGGTGGAGCTTTGGAGTATGTTGGTCTGCGTAAGGCTGCACCCTTGCTTAAGGGATTAGAAAAAAAGCTACCTGACTTTGTTCGTGGTAAAATTAAATTAACATCGAAAGAAATAAAAAGTCTTTCAAAAGAAATAAGCGAGGGCTTTGCTGTTGAAGGTTTTACTGAGGCGGCTCAGGGTCAACTGCTTGATACTTTGTCACGTGCTACTTATGATGATGACCGTGAGTTAATGTCATTTAATGTACTAGCTAACCGATTCAATGAGTTCCTTGTTGGTGGTATTGTTGGTGGTACTACTGCTGGTGCAACTGGATTATTTACTAAACGTGAGCAAGACGTTCAGAATCAAAATACTAAACCTACTGGAGCTAACTCATTTGATGTTGTTGTTGTTGATGATGCAAGTGGAAGAGAATTTATAATCCCTATCGAGGCAGCAGCTAATGAAGAGGAGGCTATAAAGATAGCACAGGAAGGACTTGATGCTTACGAGACTAAGTCCCCTGACCTTACCTTTACTGTTACTGGTGCAACGCCCTCACAGGGTCGTGTAGAGCAAGTAATAGAGGAACCCGAAGCCCAGCCCGACAAGCCCACTCCGAAAGATTCTGGCGGAGGCAGTAAACCAGAATTAAGATTCCACGGTAATAAGTCTGACAAGGAGTTAGATAAAATAATTAACGGCACAGGAATTGAGGACGTTGAATATGAAATAAGGACGCTAAGAGAGATAATCGAAGAAACAGATGCAAATGACGCTTGGCTTCCTAATGCACGGGAAAAGACGATAAAAAAGTTGGAGGTTGAACTCCCACAGCGTCTTGAAAGAGCGAAACGTGCAAGAGATAGAGCAATAATAGAAAAACAAGGAAGGGCAGACGGCACATTAACTATAATGTCGGATGATGAATTTGGAAACCAAGCACAGCCCGAAGCCCAGCCTGCACCTACTACAACACAGAGAATACCTGTCGATATAACTGACCCTGACCTGATTGCATACATTGAATTTTTACAGCAAGATGACCCACAAGGAGGGGATATAATAGCTGGTGCTAGTACTCCTGCCGTTCCATTTACTAATGAGCAAGTACTAAGGGAAGCTAAGTTCAAGAAAAACGACCCAAGAATTATTAAAAAACTAGGCAATGAACCATTACCTAGAGGTGGCGTTCGTCTTAATCTTAATTCTGCATTTACTTTACCTAATGGTCAAAGGGGTATGCTACAGACTGTTCACCCAATGAGCAGTACAGGCAGGGTTAATTACAGCAAAGCTCATAGTTATGGTTCAGCCTATATAGTAAAAGATGGCAAGCTATCAGTAAGTCCATTGGGTCGTGCTGTAATTGGGTACGGATTAAATTCTAAGTTCCCTATGGCTAGTGTAGATGGCGATATTGTTGGTACTGAACCAAATCTAGAAGCTAACGAAATACTAACATTCAATCCATTTGGGAACTCATCCTTTGTTGATAGCCGAGGCAGACCAGTAGAAAGCTTTAAGGGTGAGGGTACAGTCCACGGCTCTAAGGTTTATGTAAGAGGTACATTAAATTACGCAAAACAGGAACCAGTTCGTTTTACCCAGAAGGATATGCTGGATTACCTGAGCGGTAAGACCGTAAAGGGAGAAAAATTATCGCTCTCAAAAATTGGCATAAAAGGCAAGGACTTCCTTACTGATTCTGACAAGGCTAAGGAAATCAGAAGAATGAAAAAAGTAGTCAGGGAAAAGGGAGAGCTCCCATTTGACTCAATCCAGGAAGATATTGTAGCTGGTGCTAGTACTCCAACGGTAAGCCAGGAGACAACCGTGAGTGCGGCTCGGTTGACAGCGGATGCAATTATTAATGCCTCCGACCAAGTCATTGATGCACCCATCTCTGTTGAGACAGACCCAGGAGAAGGTGGCAAGGTTCGCTCAATCGGAAAGATGTATTTGTTGCCAGAATCCGAAGTACTGGACTTCAAAGACAACAACAATATTGCACCTGCAGCAAAACGAATCTCAAAGGTATTAGACCTTGCATTCAAGCAGTTCCCCAAGTTTTCAAAATGGTATTCAAGTCGCCTTAAGATGGCGATGAACATTCTTCAACAACTTGACTCGGACCTCAAGAAACCTCAAGACCAGTTCATAGTTAAGGTTCTTCTGGCTATTACCTCAAACGGAAACGAGGTTTCGCCACAGACAGAAGAGAGTTACCGCATATACCAATACTGGAAAGAGAATAACTCAATCGCTGTTCCAAGCACACAGGGAACACGAGAGGGCGCACTACTTAACCATCTTAAGCTAGTTGACGATATTATCAAGAAACACGGATGGAAGAAGCTCAAAACCTTTATGGACAAAAGCGGAACGGTTAAAGACCTCCGCAAAGAAATGCAAAATACTTTTGGCTTCACATCTAAGGAAGCTAGTCAAATCACAGGTGGCGAACTTGTGAGCGAGGCAGTCCCCTTTTCTTTAATCCTCGGTCCCAAACTTGGTAGTTTTTATAATAATCTAAATGGGAACTTTGATACAACTACGATGGACCGTTGGTTCATGCGTACGTTTGGGCGAACCCTCGGTCAGCAGTTCTTACGTCAAGACAATACAGAAAAAACCGAGAGGTTTCTTAACGCTACTAACTCAATCTTAGCTGACCCAGAATATGCCGATATATTAGACCAAAGAATACTTAAGACCAAGGAAACAACGGTACGTGACCTTCTCCCCAAAGGGGACCAAGTCAATTCGTCAGACCTAAAGAGACTATCTATTTTCTTTTCCAAGGAAAAAAATAGGCTTATCGGGGGTGTAAAGATTGAAAAAAGCGCACCCCTCCTAGATGAACTTCGACTTGCCACTAATGGTTTGTTTAAGGTTGGGGATAGTCTTGCTATGTTGGAAGCTCCCAAGAACGGTAGCCACCGTAGATTCATACGGCGGGTTATGGAACAATCCTTGTCGGATTTTAACAAGGCGAATAATTTAAACTTTACACCAGCGGAAGCACAGGCTTTACTCTGGTATTACGAAAAACTAATCCACGATTCACATGGCAGTAGACAAAAAGACGAAGCCCCAGACTATGGTTCCGCAGCAAACACCCTCCACCGAAAGATTACAGGACGAGACTCAACTAGATATAGAGCCTCCGATGCAGTCCGAAGAAGAGGAGATGTTCAACCGAGCGGTGCTGTCGTATCTGCGGCGCAACAACCTTCCCCACCAACAGGACGTAGACCCGAATCTGTAGGTGCGGCTCAACCCACATCGGAACAGAACACAGGACAAACTCAAGAAGAAATAGTAGCTGGTGGTTTCCTTGGTGATTTCTTTGACGCAGGGCTGAATCCTCCTGTGGACAACAGCATGAGGACCCCCCAGGAGCGACGTATTGAACCTACCAATAACGTAAACCCCGAAGGTTACGCTAATGAGCGAGAGCTAGAGCAAGCCATAGAGGATGAGTTCGGTCCAATAGCTAAAGCATTAGGACTTGCTCGTATAATTATTAATACGGGAATGGGATTAGCCGCCTCGTATAATGTTACACGCAACACTATTCAGTTCAATCCACGTTTACTAATAGGTCAAAGCAAGGAGTACGTACGTGCCGCCATGCGTGAAGAAATTATTCATGCTGTTACTCACGAGGTAATTAAAAAGCAAGGCGGTAGCTGGTTGCAGTTCTTCGGTCAAGTAGGCAGGGACATGAACCCCAAGGAACGCCGTGCTGTCTCGGATGTGTACCCAAATTTAAAAGAGGACTACGACTTCGGTGCTGAGTTCTATCGCATGATAATCCAGCAGGGTTCATACGGACAGATAACTGAGCAGTTCTCAAGAAATGGTCCAGCTATGAGTAAGATTCAAAAGTTACTCAAGAAGGTTCAGTCCTACATGGCTCGGTTACTCAAGACCATAGCGGGCGAGAAGTACCAAGCTGACGTTATGATTGCTCAGTCAGCGGCTTTACTTGCACAGGTTGACCCATCAGCTAGACCTACCAATCAAAAGGTCATAGAGGAGGCTACGGAGAGCATAGCGATACAGACAGGTCAGCGTGAGATTACCGCTGGGGTAGCCGCTGAAATCAATACACCTCCATCAAAGAAGAAGAACAAGGAGAAACTCAGCTTCATGGATAAGTACGTGAATACTGTGTCACGTGTTCTTTCAAAGATTAATCCACGAATCGCTCAGGCATTCCAGAGTTACTTCAATACTATTGAGGCTGAAAAGAATGATGCTATTAAGCGTGTACTTCCTTTTGTACAAAAATACAATGCAATAAAGAGTAAGGCTGACAAGGACCGACTAAAGCAGTTACTCATGTATAGTCCCCTCAAGCAGGACGAGCAACCCAAGGCTGAGTTAATAGCTGAACGTGATGCATTACTTCGTAAGTACGATATGTACAATGATTTAATATTCGGGGTTCAACCAGTTCTTTCTCGCCTGCGTTCTAATGCTAGGGAGCAGGGCATTGATGTTGGATTCCTTGAGTCATTCTTCCCACGTAGGGTTATTGATTACAAGGGTCTAAAGGATTCACTAGGTGAAACCATAGCTGATGATATTAACTTAGCTCTTGAGCAGCGTAACGCTGAGATTGAGACTGAGAACATCGCAATAATGGAGCGTAACTCAAAGCTTCAGCCAGGACAAAAAGGTGAAAACCTCATACCCAAGATAGAAAAGAACTCCCCTGAGGAGGCGTTATTCATTGAGGACTACATCCGCAAAGCTGGAACCAGTGAGCAGTTCCTGAAGAACCGAGGAATAAGTATTAAGATTCCAAGGGAGGAGCTGTCACGTAGATTTGAATTAATCCAAAAGGAACAGTTAGAATTTTATGATGATGTTCCATCAGCACTTGAAAGTTATATTACTAACATGATTGTTGCTACTCGTACTACCGAACTAATGGGTAGACGATACGAGGAACTCGATGTCACATTGGACCCGACATTTGAAAAGGTACGTACTCCTGGTACGTTATCCCCAATAATATCTGAGTTACTGGAAAGTGGTGAGATAGATGCTGAGGACGTAAAGACAGTACGTAACATAGCACGTATGATTCTTAACCCAGCGGCTAAAGAGAATCCACTTCTCAGTGGTATGCGACAAGCTAGTTACATTAGTACTCTAGTTGAGTTTACATCTACATTATCACAACTGTTTGATATGCCATTCGTTATGTATCGAAATGGATTAATCAATACAGTACGTGGTCTAGGCATGACAAGGGACTTCAGTCTTGAGTCCTTCGGTTACGCAAAGGACCGAGTCTCCGATGAGTTCACTGACGAAAGGTCATTCCTGAATAGTGCGGCTAAGTTCGGACTGAAGGCAGTTGGCTTTACAAAGCTGGACCAGATAATGAAGGAGAGCAATCTAGCCGCTAGTTATTTACAGCTAAGAAAACTTTCTCGTGGTTACTACAAGAACAGGGACTCCAAGGCATCCAAGAAATTTAGACTTGAGATTGAACAGTACAATGGTGCTGAGAATGTTGACGCTACTATCGCCGCCTTAAAGAAGGGCGACAGGGACAATGCATTAGTACGTAATCTTGTGTTCGCTCAGTTGCTTAAGACTCAGCCAATGAGTAAGATGCAGAGTGTAGCCGCTCAGTCAGCTAACCCCAATGTACGTTTTGTTTATCAAATGAAATCATTTATGATTGCACAGCTTGCTTACACAAGGCAGGAGATATTCGATGACCTGTTCGGAAGTAATAGTACAACTAAACAAAGAGCAGTAGCTCTCTCTAATCTTACTAAATTAATGGGCTTCATGTTGCTTGTTGGTTTACCTGTTGACGCACTCAAGGACTTCTTGGCTGGTCGACTTGGTTACTTAGATGATTATTTATTAAATGGTATGGTACGTTCCTTCGGTATCAGTAAGTACCAGTTTTATCAAATCAAACGTGAAGGTCTAGGTCAGGCTTTTCTGGACTTCATTACTCCTATTACAGTCCAGCAGGGCGTGGACTACACCGCTGAGTTACAACGTGTAATGAGTGGTGACAAAGCCCTTACCGAAAGCAAGCTAGTAAGCATAGCTCCAGCCTCTGACGTTATCAATCGCCTGTTCGGATTTACTCGTGAGAAAGAAATGAAGGAGTACAGGAGACGACTCAAGGAAGGTGATGTACCATTCATCCGACCTCCTGGTTCTCTATAAATAAAAAGCCCCGCCCCCCAACAACAAGGGACGAGGCTACCTATCACACATCGAGGCTTTAAATGAGGGAGTAATACTAACCCCGCTACTGATTACTCATGTAGCTTACCTCGTATTATTATTATACACTGATGGTTTCATTTACTATGTCAACAGTCATAGCTATTCAAACCTTCCTACGCAGTGGTAGAATTTAAAGAAGGAACCAATGCCTCGCTCGCCCTCACGATTCTTAGCTAACTTGTAGTTAAGGGACGTAAAGGAACCCTTGTGGTCCTGGTCCTTGGAATCCTCAACGCTACCCTTGGATGGGTACATAAGGAGCACAACGTCAGCATCATTCTCGATGTCACCTGAATCCTTGAGGTCATACAGTTCAAGCGGTCCACGCTTTGCACCCTCTCGGTTTACCTGAGCCAGCAGGATAACTGCTATGTTCAAGTCCAGCGCCATCTGCTTGACCTTGTGGGAGATGTCAGCGATACCCTCGTTCTTGCTCATCTTGTTTGAGTTAAACGGAATCAACTGGAGGTAGTCAATGATGACTAGCTTTACTCCCTTGTTCCGTACGAACTGTCGGGTCTGACTTACTAGGTCATCAGCACTACGTACGCTGTGAGATGTAACGATTGGGTACTTGGTGTCGAGGTCATTAATGGATTGATTGACTCGATTCACTTGGTCATCAGTAGCTGTGCCTTCACGAATGTTCCTCATGTTTACACCTGATATTGTCTGTAGTAAACGATTAGTAAGTTGCTTCTGTGGCATCTCCAATGAGAAGATACCGCAGGCATGACCATCCTTTACGACTGACTGTGATGCTATGTACAGAGCTAGTGCGGACTTACCGCATGATGTCGGAGCGGCTAAGGTTAGTACTTCGCCAGCGGCGATACCACCATTACCAAGCTGGTCATCGAGCAGACCGAGGTGCGTCTTAACAACGTCAGCCTCGTACGTTCCGTCCTGCATTGCTTTAATCTCAGCCATGATTTCTTTAGCTGAGTTAGAGATACTGGACTTGTCATGCAGTCGTGATGGCTTAGCTATAATCTCAGCCTCAAGTGTACTACGGATGTGGTCGTAGTTCATTGTCTCAAGCTGTGATTCATCCATAGCGACACGGCACGAACGAATAAGGGAACGAAGTCGGGACTTCTCGTCCACGATACCTGCGTAGTACTCAGCCTGTGTGGACGTTAGAGCCTTGTCCATGACTGCATATATACCAGCCATGCCCCCGACCTCATCAAGCCCACCAAGCATCTTTAGACGCTCGGCAATTGACACCTCGTTAATTGGTTCTCCAGCTGAGGCGAGTTCGCCAAGAGCATGGAAGAAAAGTTTACCCCGAAGGGTATAGAAATCCTCATGGGATACAGTACGGCTTACTGTGTCGTAAACCCCAGTGTCCCCGTCAAGGAGACACGATGCGATTAGTTTGTCCTCCGCTTCTTCGCTATGCGGTTGCTTTAGATTGTTCATGTTTGTCAAGTATTTCTACCAACGAACGAAGAACCTGACCCAAAGCCTTATGTTTAACACGAGTCTCTTCTGGTAGCTGGTAGCTATCAATCTCATTGTAGATTGAGAGGGAGACTTCGGTTGCTTCAAGGATTGTTTTGTTCATTACGTTGCTGTGTGTTGTGTTGTTATTATTAGTCATATAGTGAATACTTGCCCCTTACAGGATTATAAAGGACAAGCATTCTACCATAACTGATTACGGCTTACTCTCTCGGTCGAGCATCCCAATGGCTATCAACGAGTAACCAATTAGGTCACGGAAGATGTCCTTGGATTGGTCGCCCTTTGTGTTAACTGAGAGGGAGCCATCGGAACAAAGAGCACGTGCCCTTTGGAATTTATCCTGCATCCTGACACAGATACCAGTCAGGGGATGAACACCGAACTCAACTGACTTGTCGAAGTTAGCGAAGGGATTATCGCAGGTCTGACCACCAGTGTAATCGTTGTTCTTATCAGCAGTCAAGGCAAGGATGGAAGTGACCTCCGCATTACGGAAGTCCTCCCACCACTCCTTGTCGAACTTACGTTCGCTCTCCATTAAAACGGAGTGTCGTCATTTGTCGGTGCGGTAGCCGCTTTGGGCTGTTCCGTACGTGGCTTCTGTGCCTCATCGACTGACTGTACTGCTAGGGACAAGAAGTTAAGTCCGCTCTTGGCGACCTTCTTCCAGCCCTTAATGTAGAAGTCCTCGCCCCCTACATTAATCTTACCAGTATAATCAGGATGTGTTTCTTTTTCCTTGCGGTCATTCACAAAGAATGTACCTCGATTTGTGTTATCGTATTGTTCGCTCATATTTATATGTTGGTTTATGGTTAGTTAGAATTTGTTTCTGAATCAATGAGTGAATCAATGATTACGTGTACTCCGTTGTCAAGCTCGATACCAAGGTGGTCAGTAATGACGTTAATCTTTTCACGCTGTAGGCTATCCCACTCGTCCACCCTGCGATACTTTTCATCGGTGTACTTGTATATCTGTTCGAACCTTTCATCAATCAGTTCCTCAATCTTGTTGAGTCTCTTCCAGTTCTGTTCGCACTCGAACTCAAGGCGGTCAACCGCCATCTTGATTGATGCTACACGTTGTCTTAATCTACGGAAAAACATATTAAAATCCTCCCTGGTTGATTGGCTTGGCTTGCTTCTTGCCGTGGTCATTGGTAGCGTCAGCATCCTTGACATCGTCAATAGCGAACAGTCCGTTCAATGCGTACTTACGAGCGTAGCTACTGGCTGAACCAGTAATCTGTGCATCGTCCATACCCTTCTTGACCTCAGCCTCACGAGCAAAGCCAGTTGAACTGACAACAGCGTTTGAATCATTTGAGTCAAGTAACTCGCAGGTAGCCTTGACGTATACACGACCACCTACCTCAACGATTTCATCGTGAATGATAAGTGAGCATTCGTTCTCAGCAAGTAATGGTTTGACTGCGGTAAGGATGTCCTCACAGGAGCGGTACTTGTACCCCCCGAATTTATTAGTCTGCCCCTTCGGAGCTTTGAGGGATGACTGAATCCCTTGTAATTTTTGGTGTAGGTTTTTACTCATATTTTTCTTTCGTTAGTGCACGGAATAAATCCGCACGATGATGGTGATTTGTACAGGCTTCAAGCATTTCCTTGCTCGCACCTAACGCCTCCAACTCTGACCTCTGCTCATCAGCTGTCAAGCTTGATAGGAACTTTCGTGTTAGTTGTTTGAGTCCAACTGGATGCAGGACATCCGTCTTGTAGTCCTCAAGGTAACAAGCCATAGCCTCCAATGTAACAGGCAAGAAGTCCTTGTCCCCTTTGCACATACCAAGGTAGAAGTTCTCGACCTTCCCTAGTAGACTGTTGGCTTGGCGTGAGATTACGCCACGTACCATCCCAGTCTGGTGGTCATGGTCAAGTACCCAGTCATCAGTCTTAATGCTGAGGATGGGACAGCAGGTAGGTAAGTTAGCCTCCCTGTATTCTTTTACTTTGGCTTGTGTTAAGTAAGGCATATTGGATTAGCTTTCGTTCTCTTCTATTAATTTATCCGTGGCTTGCACAAGCTTAACGAGCTCTCCCCTGTAGAGTTTTACATCCCTACGGAGTTTATCGTTCTCAAGTTCTAGTGCCTTTACCAGTTTACTTACTGGACATGAATCAGTTGTTATCTCTTGGCTCATAGTGATGGTGTCTTTTGGTAAGGTAAGTTAAAATCCCTTGCCCATTTGTTATAAGTACTCTGATGGCAACCAGCGAGTTTTGCGGCGTAAGGTGCTTTGTGTCCCTGCCTGCGGTACTGCTGTGTCTGTAGTACCATCTGTATTTTCTCTTCGTCAGTCATCCCATGAGGACATATCATCTTACGTCTCTTCGGAACGAAGTCCCTTGTGCCTGCTTCCCTTTCAAAAGCCTCGTCATCCTTCACGGCTTGAGCAATCTTAGCTTCAGCCCATTCCATGAATTTACTTATTGATTCTGCGTAACTCATAATTGTGTATTGTTTTTTATTAGTAGTGAAAGCGGGACGAGTAACCCAAGTGAAGTGTTATCGTCACCACCTTTTCGTTCGGCTGATGTGCCGAGCAAAGGTCGTATCAAGTCCCGAAGTTTGTCCGTCTTGATAATTAAAAATAAATCCCCTATATCAAATGCCCAGTAGTCCGCTTCGCTTGATGCGATACCCGAACCCTTGCCACGTGACATGAACTCCACGTACAGGTTGCCAGTTACCCTCGCCTTGAGGTCACGCTTTACCTCTACTGTTTTGTTCTCAAATATATCACCGAGTTCTTTCTCGGATACTTGACCTACCTCTAGGTCATGTCGGAAGTCAGAGTTGTAGTTCATGTTAATCCTTTAGTTCTTCAACGGACAGAATCTTTCCTGTACCGCCACGTTTGAATCTGCATCTTCCATCCTTCTCAGGATTGACCTGTAGTAAAAGACGGACAGCGTCCTTCTCGTTGTGTGCCCACTTGATTGCACAGCTGGTATTACTCTCAGCAGGTAGCTCATCCACCCTGTACGTTATGTAGTACTGCTTCATTGGTATATGACTGTGAAGCCCTCGCCACCCATGACTGGGATGACATTGAAATCAATCCACTCATAAGCCTCGTCAACTGTCATGCCTTGCTCCTCGAACACCTCAATCATTTTGCTGTGGTCATAAAGCAGGAAGCCCCTGTGGTCAACGCCGACTACCGCATCGTCCAGTCCGTCAAAGCGGATGGCTTCGGGGTCAGCCCATTCTAAATAGTCATCAAGTGTTGGGTTATTTACGTACATAATTACATTCTTAGTAGCCAGTAAAGTTCGGCACATTTCTTTGCGACCTTGATTCCCTTTTGCATTTCATCTGAGTCCCAAACTTTATGGTGGTGTTTCTTTGTGTCGCAATCAATTACAACTGAGATGCATGAGGGCAGGTAGTCCAGCTTGTGTTGCTTCATTAGCATCCATGATTCAATAGCTAACTGCTGGCAGTCCTTGTCGTAAGTCTTAGCCTTACCCTTGGTATTAGTACGGCACTTGTAGTCCGCAAGGAAAACCTTGCCATCGGAATCATGTCCTATGAAATCAACTGAGCCAGCAATCTTGATACGATTGTCAGCTATGATTCTTTCGCAGGCGATTGGCTTAACGTCATTGTCCAGTACCCATTGATAAAATGGTTCAGCCCAGTCATCGTACTCCCTGCCTTCGGGTAGCTCACGCATCCTGTCCCATATAAGGGATTCAATCATATCCTCGATTGTCTTGTGAACCGCTGTGCCGAACTCCGAGGATGGTATGTCCTCGTTGGTGGCTGGGTGCTTACGGAATCCGTAAGTCATACGTTCGAGTTCCTGCCAAGGTAAGAAGGGATTCTTCCTAGCTAGGTCAGTCATCATACGTGGTTTGTAAATTGAATCAAGGAAGGCATCCTTTACTATACCGAGTACTGTAGTAACGGATGGGTAAACCTTGTTGACCTTGCGAGCCTTCGCTGGTGTCTCAATGTCAGGCTCAAAGGAAGGGTCAGTAGTATCTTTGCAGTTGTAGAAATGTGCCATAGGAATATATAAAAGGTGAGTCACCATTTAAGATGACCCACCCTGCTGATGTCAAATCCTATAGGATTTATAACTTATCGTTTGCAATTACTTGTGACATGAGTTCACGGAATGCTCCACGAATCTCTGACTTGAGTGGGTGCTTGCCAGTAACTACACCGCCTACCTGCTTGATTGTTTCCTTCTCGTAGCAGTAGACCTCACTAGTGTCATCGGTACGCTCATGAATACTGAACGCCAAGGTCTTTTGATTATCAATTAGATAGTCCAGTATCTCGATGTCGCTAGCTAGTGGTAGCTGGACTTGTTCGGGGATGATGTACTTGTCGCCATCCTGTAGCTCATGGAAGTAAGCGTCCTTGAAAACAAGAACTCCGCTTATCTTTACTTGAACTTGTATATGCTCCCCATTGGAAAGCTGTTGCCCTTGTGGGTATGTATGTACTTTTATTGTGCTCATAGTTTATTTAGTTATAGGTTATTTATTTATAGAATATGTGCTGACCGATAGTACAGGTCAACTCCAAATGTTTTGCCCAGTATGGCTTTACATACTTGGCGTGATAGTGGTCAGCTCCCCCAGTTATATTGGTTCGCTTTCCATGTACGATACTGAGTGCGTGAGCGTACCGAGGGTGAGCCTTAGCCTTGGCGATTAGCTTGCGGTACTTACCGCTATTCCAACAGCTGAACTGCTTGGGCTGTAGGCATACCTGCTTGGGCGTGAGCCTGCGTTTGTCAGCTCGGTTAAGGATAACCTCATGCACCGCCTGCATCGCCCCCTCAGCGTACTCACCGCCAGCCTCAAGGATAAGTGTTGATGCTACTATCTCGGCATCGTCAGCCAAGGCTGAGGTGACAAGGAGGGGAAGTAAAAGTAATAAGTATTTCATCGTAGTGGTAGTTGGTTGTCATCATTAATCCATTCAAGTAGTGCGACCATGTCATCCTCATCGAGGTAGTACTTGCACTCAAATGTATCAAAGCAGTAGAACTCGCCATCCTCATCAACGCTGAACGTACCAGTAACCAGTACGTCCTCGTGATGGAAGGTGTCCATTGTAATTTTAAAAGGGATGCCACTCTCGGAGTGGTTAATCACCCTGTCTCTGTCCGTGTAGTCCTCTATATCTCCGTACATATTAGTCCTCCTGTTTGTTGTAGTCCTCAGTCTCAATACCGAGGAGCTTGTTGATTCGTTTGAGCTGTTGCTCGTGGTACTCCATGCCTTCCTTGTTGCTCTCGGTTATGCACCGATGGTACTCGTTGACATGATTGGTGTACTCAATTGCTAGTTCTGATATCTTACTCATAGTATTTGTTTGTTGTTGGTCGCCATAGATTGGCGGGTTGGTTTCTTGAATAGGTATCCTCGATTAGTCCTTCGGGATAGGGTTGTTCTGTAAAGGGGTCATGCCTGTCGTTACTTGTGAGTAACTCATTGATGACATCCTCGTCCTTGTAGTCAAGGGCATTTGAATAGAATATATTTTGCATGGTTATTGACAGGTTATTTTAGGTGACCCATCTTAAGACAGCCCCATCTTAAGAAAGCCATCCCCCTCCCCTTGAAGGGAGGGAAAGACAGCCTTAAGATTGATAGCCTTAAGATGGTTAAGCGGTTGATGTTTCTCTGGCTTGCTTGGCTACCTCCGCTATGGTTTTAACCTCCCCAGTTGATGGGTTAGTTAGGGTTTCTGATTCCCCACATGACTTGCAGTACTCAAGCCATAGAGAACCTCCGTTAAGAACGAGGTGCTGTGTGCCACCTTCGGGTCTGCGTGTATCGCATATGTTGCAGTAATCACTCATGGTGTGTGGTGTGGTTAGTTATTGCGATTCCTTCAAGTGTATCGATTATGTTATCAAGGCAGTCTCCTATTGTGGTCTCTGTGCCTTCGTTGTCTTTTGGTTTGCTCAATAAGTTACCTTGTGTAAATCGCAAAGCGTTTCGGATGTCGTGTGCGTCACATAGTAAGTCTGATACTGTTTCTTTATTTATGTTTTTCATAACGTGTGTGTGTGGTTAATAGGTTGATGAGTCAAATATCTTCTCGAATGCATCAGTCACATCCTGTGGTGTACCACGTGACCATGAGTAATCGGGGATGCAATCCCCTAAATCATCGCCATTGTAAGGCGTGAAATACACATGGAATCGGTAGCGATTATCGTAGGTGAACCTTATGATTCCTGACTCGCAACAGGATACCCAAATGTAGGCATCCTCTACACTTGGGTTCTTGATTTCATCCTGCTCGGCATCGAAGGCACTAGTAAGTTTAAAGCCATTGTCTTCGAGGGTGTTGATGAACTGTTTGATTTTGTTTTTGATATTCATAGTGTGTGTGTGTGATAGTTGAGTAATTAGCTGATGGTCTCATCAGTAGCAGAGTAACTGCTAGACGGGCATCGCCCGTTTCGACCTTAACTGATTAGTTCCTCGAAGGACATCCCAAGATTGTCGGACTGCTTATCGGTAGGGACTACCTTGCAATGCTTCGAGCCTTGTCGCTCGCACCATCTCATGCCCTGCTCCGCACTTGATTGACAAGTGTAGCCTTCGCTTAGAAGTATTATTGTTTCGCCTTTCCTCATCGAGGAAGTGCCGTATACATCGTATGATTTAGCCATATTATTTGTGTGGTTAGTGTGTGTGTAAAAATGTTGCACCTTTCTTAGCCTCTCCCCTCTCCTCCCTATCACTTGGGAGTACAATTCGAGGGTATGACCTAGAGTATCCGAAGATAAGCCTCTCTAGGCGAAGCTAAGTGGTGCTGTGTGATAAATTCTAGAAGCCGTAGACTTCGTTAGCTTTACTGGTTAAGTAATCGAGATTTGCTTCGAGCTTCTTGAACCACGAACTGTGGTAGTATCCATCTCTATGCCTTGGTAGCTTCAAGTTTGGCGTATCTTCATCGTACTCCTCATCGTATGGATAGCCCTCTGAGACTTCATACTCTGTCAATTCATAGGTGTTATCCTTGTAATCAATAAAGACCCAAGCATCCTCTGACCTTGCGATAAGGTGGTTACCATCGCACACCTCGAACCACACTTGTAACCTTGCGGTCATGTCATGTCGAAGAGGAATCTCGATAGTCTCGAATTCAATCCCACTATCTAATTTTTCGTACTTAATATTTTTTACTTTTTCGTGTACCATAGTATGTATTTATTTGTTGTTGCGTAAGTTGCTGATGAGAAGAATTACTGGGATGAAACCCAGACCGATGATGCATCCGACTGCTGTGCCGTTTGCCATGCTGAGGTTGCCTGCTACGAAGCCTCCAAGCCAGTCACTAGTGGCATTGCCTAGCCCTGCCCCTATGACAGCTCCTAGCCCCTTCTGAAGGGACTTAGGAAGGTATCTCTCAACCTCGTAGCCTGTCATTGCACCGATAATCATTACTAGATTGTCGATGATTCCGAATGTTATGTATTCAAATGTCATAATAATGTATTGTTGATTGTTGTTGTTTATAATGTTTTTATAAGAGGCTCAGTTAAATCAGATACAGCTTTGTTTATAGAATCATAGACATAACCCCACAATTCATCGTCATTATGTATGGAGTCCTCTACTTGCTTCCATTGGTCATCAGTCAAGCTGACCTTCATGCCAAGATGTCTCTTGAATATCTCGTTTATTTCTGACCTGTCGGTGAGTGTGATTTCGTTTTTCATAATATGTATTTATTTGTTGTTGTTTGATGCGACCTGCATCTACCCAAAAAGCCCCCGCCTTTTGAGCGGGAGCTGTGGTTTTACAAGTCCTTGGATAGTTTGTGCAGAAGGAGCTTTGCCTTTAGTGCTTCTCGACCATCATCGGTGTCCTTAAGGGTCTTCATGTACTCTTGCAATAGAGTTTCAATAGCGTATTCGATAAGGTCGGACTTTACCCGTCTGCTATCATGGCTGTCATCTTTTGAGTTGATGTTCACGATAGTTTCTGGAAGATTTTTCATGGCTGTGCCTAATGAATTTAGTATCATAATAATATATTGTTGATTGTTGTTGATTGGAAGCAGTATGCTTCTACCCAAAAAGCCCGCACCTGTGAAGTGCGAGCTGTTCGTTAAAGGATTGATGCGATTTCCTCCGCCTCGTTAAATTTACGGCGAACCTGTGATTCAAGCTTCGACCATGCTTTTAAGAACCCCTCTACGTTTTCCATGTCCGCCCATCCATGATTTTTCATGTAATCTACCTGAGCATTAATCATGCAGGTGGATGTTGCTTGTTCGGCATTTACACGTCCGAATGTGACCATGTCCTCAAATGTATAGCCATCAAAGATGGATGGTGTATTCAAGATTGATTTAACTGTAGGTAATTTATCCATAATAATAGTTGTTGTTGATTGCTCTCAGCGTTTATGCGGACTTGAGACCGCCACTTCGTGTGGTCGCTTTACAATCTTATGTCCCCCTTGATACGTCGTCTAAGTCTCCTATTGGAATCCTGCGTTACCACTTCCTGCTCTCATGGTGCGTATTAATTAGCACGGCATCGCCACTTGGAGTGTTACCCCAAGGTAGGTATCGGGTTGGACTGAGAAGGAACACCTGCTGTTCGGGTCGGTCGCATATACTCTGAAGTGCAATTGAATGAGCTTCTCCGCACCGAAGTGCTACCAGAGAGGGAATCGATTTTCGACTGATGTCAGCTAGGAAAGAACATACAGTAATTAAACTGTACCACCGATAATGCATACATATTTGATTCAATCGA